ACATGATCAAAGTTGAAATTCTTAAACCATGAAAACACAGAGTTTAAGATACTATCAAACCAACTTTCCTTAGCAGTCTTGTAAGAAGCATATGATTCGCTATCCATACCTTCTCTACTATTTTCCAACTTAGCCAATTCTGTAGTGTCGTCACCTCGACTACTGATAGGATTATCCCTAGATATACTAATCACGGGTTTACCTGAAACCCCCAATAACGAAGTTAAACCATTGATTTCAATATTAGGAGCATCTATTTTAACGTTAGTTGAAACATCATGCTTGGTATTGAAAAAAGATTGGGGTTCAAGCACACTTTCGTCATGAAATTTATTTATGACAGAAATGGTTTGTCTGATCGATCTGTTAGATAAAACAATTTTATCTATCAACGTCCGGTAATCTTGAATCATCTTATCATAAACTGGACTATCAATCATCAAACTTACTCCCTTATTAGTGTAAGCTTGCTTATTAAGATTAACGTATTTATTTTTTTTTTTATTTATTTTTAAATTTTTATCATTTTTTTGGTCCTTGCCACCCAACAAGGTTTTTATAATTTTTTTAATTTTTTTTGATATTTTGTGATTTTTTATATTTTTTTTTGAATTTTCAATTTTATCATCTTTAGATATTAATTCGTGATCACACTCTTCCTCTATCAAAGGACTAGGTTTTATCACTATGAAATTAGACCGCTTAAGGTGTTCTGTATTTACCGGATCCATCCGGTGTGCTAACAAGAAAAGCATGTTCTCATAGCAAAAATTATGGACTTCATCAACGTCTTTATCAGTTGAGAAAGGTAATCCATTCTTAAGTAAAAATGCAAACTCATCATCATTAAAATAATGCTAAATAGACATATGTATCCCATAGAAACTTAGTGGTTCCTGCGTAATCCCATCGTCTGTCTTTGCGCGTTTGCGCTAAAATATCTTTTATACCTTGAAAATGAGCTCCTGGCGAGTGCATTCGGAGCAAATCTTCTAGTACATTATCGTAAAAGTAGTTTGAGGCGGAGGCCATTGGGTGAAATGGTTTTGTCTCCTTAAAAAATTTGTTTTTAATATCACTTATGGCATGGTCTTTTAAAAAAGATTCCATGTCAAAAATATAGTCGCTGTTCTTTCTCATCGTGTTATTCATAATCGGTGTGTTTGGTGCGAAAAAGCTCACCCCTGTAAACACATTTAAAGAGAAAGTAAACTTAAATACTAAATTCTATTGGACGAAATTAACATAAATTCAAAGCGTTAGAGCCTATAACGAACTTTTCACACAAGAACTTATAGGTTTTCTATACCAAAAGTTAACTAATATGAAC